AACAACATCAGATGACCACAATCAGTCTTTAAGTATGTCTTCTGATAAAGACGATGTACTTTCCTTACACTCTGAATATCAAAGAGCTATGAGAACAACACCGATGATTCTCGAGTGCAAGGAAAGTACCTTCCTTGAAGTCGTCTATCCATAGATCGCAGAATACAGCTTCGTTCTTAGTCTGTTGATGAATGTCTTGGGGAAGAGGTCGGAAATCTTGAAGTCTCCTTCGAGACCATTTATGACAGATCCCCAACCTTTACTTTTCCCAATCTGACGTGAAGCAAGGATAACGTTGTGTCTATAATATTGAAGCTGTTGGATGATTCTTGTCTGATATGGTCTCAGTTTGATATGCTTGATACCATCATCAGTTTTTACTTTGGCCAGATTTTCAGAGAAATACAAGACAGAATCTTGAACCTTTGCAAGTTCGAGAAGTTCATCCTCTGTGTATGAGAAGTTGATACGTGGTTTCCTTAGGCGAACGTCACCACTATAGAACGGGTTCTTCTTGGGAAGTACACCCTTATCGTTAAACTCTTGTATGAGCTTCTCTACACGTTCTGTAGACCACATCATGTTCTCCACAACTTTCTTCGCCATATTTCTTCGTGGTTTTTCTTTATATTTTCAAAAGTGTGTGTCGGAGATGCCTTTTTGGACACCCCCGACACCAACACCTTTTTATCTTCTTGGTTGTTATTTCTCCCAGAGTGGGGAATAATCGTGTTTATCGAGTTCTTTCTTCACACGTTCCCAATACTTCCCAGCTTCTGGATCTGTTCCATTGATATCGTGGCGTGACCAGATTCTGCAAGCCATTTCGTAAGACATCTTCTTATTGTATTTCTTCTGAGTTATGAGGAACATCTGCACCGCCTTCTTGGGATCAAGTCGATCCTCATACTTGAAAGCAGAATCTGTCGACAGGTTACAGTCATCGACATTGATACGAGACTGTTGAAGAAGACCGTGGTATTTTCCGCTCTTGGAGACCATGTTTGGAATCCCACGAGATTCAACGTGGGCTATTGCAGAAAGTAGTGGCTTGAATTTTTCATAGACTTCGATGTATTCATAAGAATAAACGTAGTCGGGGAACTTCGAAGAATCGACCTTTATTGGAGCTTCGATCTCTTGTTCGATCGTGATTACAGATTCTAATGAATCCTGTGGTAGAGAATCCACAACCGTAGATTCAAGAGCGGTAGTGTCAGTGATAGATTTATCAGAACTACCATTACAGCTTTTTACACAGATGACTGTAATCACAAACAAAAGTATTACAGCACCTACGAGATAGATTGTTTTTTTCTGTTTCATTCTTCTATTAATTAAAAGATAGTCTCCGATTCTTTGATTTCCATAGAACCTTCCTTTGTTATATCAACGTTGTAGGATTCTACTATCAAATCTTCAGATCTGTAATATTCAAGTCTCGACTTTGACCAATTCACCATGAAACACTTCTTGGTTTCCTTTTGTCCAGTCATAGGATTTGACCTTACTACAGTAGTATCTTCTGTTATATCGTAAAAGTATGACATCTCCTTACCATCAGAAAGTCTCAAAAGTCGACCAGATGACTGATTAAGAAGAATGTCACTCTTGATTGCTTCACCAGTGACGACATTCACGAGGTTTTTGATAGATTGCCCAGTAGAGAAAACTGAATAGTTCGCCACGAGAATCGATTGACCTTCCGTGTCGTTTCTCATGTAGTCTTTAATCACTTCTCTCTCCGTGGCAGAAATGTCGCCATCAATGTAGAACACTTTCTTTGAAAGTCCTCTTTGGAAAGAGATCTCTTGAAGTCTTTCATAGATCTTTCGACCATAACCACCCTTTTTGTCATTGAAGTAGACAAGAGTGTTACCTTTCAAGGAGCATATGAACTGACACTTCCATTCAAGAAGACGTTTATGATTTCGGATGAACTGTTGTTCATATCTCAAAGATTTCTCACCGTCTTCGATGTAGTCTTTTTCTGATGATAAGGCGATCAGTTCTGGTCTATTACAGAACTTGACGTTTATCATTCTGATCGTTATGTTAGTCGCTGCACCTCTGTTGATCAGATCAGTCTTCTTGATAACTCTCACAACTGGTCCGAAGTTCTCTTCTACGGTGAACTCATCGGCATCACCTTTTCCTTTGTAGAATGAACCAGAACATCCAAGAAGGTTCTCTGTTGCACCACATCTTGCAAGAATCTGCTTGATGGTCGTGGCAACTGATCGATGAGCTTCGTCACAGATCACAGTATCAAACTTTTCAAAGAACTCATCGGGGAGGTTTATCAATGATGTAAAGTTTCCAATTGCGTGTGGGAAATCGTTTGCCGAGAGCTTATCTTTAGAACCTCCGTGGATCATTGCAACATTGAGGTTGTATTTCCCACAAGCATAATCTCGCCATTCATCATAAGACTGAATAACAAGACCTGGATCGGGTTCAATGATGAGGATGTTCTTCGAGATTTTCAGATATCTCAGAAGCATCATGTACATGTACATGATCAAAGTTTTACCACCACTGGTTGCCACCTCGACACAACTGAAACGAGACCGAATTGCCTTATAGACAGTGTCAATCTGATAGTCGTATGGTCTGATCTTTGGATGACAAGAGAGTAGCTTCTTACAGAACTTTTCTACAAATTCGTAGGTGATCTCTTCACGGATGAAACCATCAAAGTTCTCAAACTCAAGCGGAAAGTGATATTTCTCACACATTTCGATGAGCTTCGACCACATCGTTGATCTTATCCGTTTCCCTTTGTAGATGTACGCCACGATACCATTCCACCCTTTGAATTTCTTCTTCATGAAATGATAGTTTTTTACTTTCCTATGGAAGTAATCGTTTGCCTGTAGCATTTCGCCCTCATTTTCATAATGAAGGTCGATCCACATCTTGTCTTGTGAAAGTATTGCTTTCATTGTCTTCAAACAGATCGTTGCGTACCTACTTTCTTATATTTTGTAGATACGCAACGATCTATAAACAGTTATTTATGAACCTGTTTATTTAGGTTGTTTGTCCTTCAAGAAAGTCTTCTTTAAGAAATCTTCATCGACGTACTTGACGATATAAGAGGTAGATTCGAGAAGTTCGTAGATGAACTGGATCTCATCGACGTAAACACCTTCCGATATGTTCTTGTAAATCTTCTCCCCTACAGTGAAGAATGTCTCTTCATCCCGAGCATTCATCAGACTTTCAACGTCTGCCTTGTATTCCTCGGATTTGTATTGATGTTGGTTTATACATTCGATCACATCCTCATAGTTCTCGAGATTGAACTTATAGGCATTCATTACAGACTTGTAGAAGTCATACTTCGTCTTTGCGTCGAGGAAGTTCTTGTAAGTGATAGCGTGAACGTAGAACATTGCGACGACACTTACCGAGACGATGAATCTTAATCTATACACAGACGAAGGATCACGATCAACTGCATAGAACACGAGGTAGAGAATGATGGCGAGACAGATTAGATCGAAGAACATTTTCCCCGACCACGTGTAGAAATTGTTACGTGCTTTTGTGTACCCAGACTTCTTCATTTGTTTGTTGTTGTTAAAAGTTGCTTGTTATTGGTGATTGACGGTTAGTAGTTTTTGCGATATTCTTCAAACTGGATGACATACGTGAAACCGTAGATCATATCAGTCAAGTTCTTTACGGAATCCGTGATAAACTGGATGTGGTTGTCAAGTGTGTCCACAACGAGTTGCATATCGCTCAGATTTCCATCAAGAATCATCCTTCGTTCTGTATCGTTAGAAGGTCGGATTCCGTCTTCATTGCTACCTACCTTATATGAGATCATCTCCTTCTTTTTCATTTTTGCCATTTCTGCAACAATGAAAGACTGATCATCGAGGATAAGTTGCTTTCTTGTGATGAGCTTTTGTCTATAATTGTAGAACTTGTTACTTATCTTCGAAAGATCAACAATAGAAACCATCGACTTGGAGAATGATGAGATCGCTATGGAGATCGACGAGATATCCTTTGCCTTTCTACCACAAGAATACTCATAAATCTCTGATATGTCTTGTAAGATACCATTCATGAGAAGATATCTTACGGAATGTGAGAATTCTTCAAGGTTTATTTCTTTCTCCATTGATAGATCTTTACCAAAGTGGGCTACTGTCTGTTTTCTTTGTTTCTATTATTCTTATAACACTTTTAGTAGCATCTTCTTGTTTCACACTTTTCTCGAAGTCGATGACCATTTCTTTGTCGATTGACTTCGATTCAATAACCTCGGTCTCGAGATTGAAGCCGACTTTTAGTTTTATTATCCCAGATTCATCTTCGAGATCATCAAAGGAATCTGGGACAATAAAACTTCTACTTTTGGTTGTACTCATCAATTGATCGAATCTGAAGACGTGAGAAGTGGTCAACCATCTCAAGTTCGAAGATGTTATCGAAGAATGATGATGAGATGAAAGAGTGATTGACAAGGAACACGTGTAGCTTCATCTCCGCCTTGAGTTCTCGGTGGATGATTTCCATCATCTGTGAGACTGCTGATGTGTGGAGCGACGAGAAGATCTCATCATAGAACACGATGTTTATACCACCACACTTCGAGATCAAGAACTTCGTGATTGTGAAGATGATAGCAGAATCGATCATCTTTGTCTGCCCAGTGGAGATCGAAGATGTCGAAACCTGCTTTCCAAATCTGTAAATCGAAGGCTTAAAGTTATCATCAAATCTGACAACGAGAGGTATCTCAAGATTGGAGAGAATGTCGTTGACTGACTTGTTGATGTAAGGGACTACGTTTCGGATAATATAAGACTTCACACCATCGTCGGAGATGATGTTCTCCATGACGTTGTAGAATCTTATCGATTTGTAACAACGCTTGATATTCTCTCGAGTTTCCTCAAGTTTGTCATCATACTTCTTTATAACAGACTTCTTCGCTTCGATTTGTGATTCTTCTGCAACATTGATCTCAGAAATCTTGATCTTGATCTCGGAGATCTCTGACTTCAAGGTGTCGATCTTCTTGGAAAAATCACGGATCTTTTGATCAATCTCGGAGAACTCGGAATCTGGAAGAAGGTCTGATTCTGTGAATTCCTCGAAGTCTCCATCGATCAGTCTCATCTTCGCATTCTCCATTGCGAGGTTTTTATGAGAGATTTCCTCGATCTTCTGACGAATGTCCTCGTTATACTTTTCTCTTATGGATTCAAGATGAGACTTCTCGTTCGTGAGTTCTTCTTCAGATTCTTCGGGGATTTCCGCATCGGAATCTTCAACGTCGGAGACTTGATCGATGATGTAGTTCATCTTAGAAATCTGGGAATCTCTCAAAGACTTCTTTTCCGAGATCTTCGACTTCAACTCATCGATCGGTGTGTCATAGTCGACATTTTCCGAAGATTCGAGAACATCCTCTTGGGAAAGATCGTTCTGGAGGAGAAGTGTGGAGATTTCCTTATCGATGTCTTCAACACCAATCTTGTTATCTTCAATGTCCGTGTCGATTTTCCTTATTCTCGAGGTCAGGTTCGTGATCTTCTCGTTATACTCAGAAACGATTGATCTGTATTCTTTCTTGCTCTCTTCAAGTTCTGAGATGTGAGATTCGATATTCTCAAGTTCATCCTCGAATTCACTGATCTTGGACAGAGACTGAGGATCTTTGAATTCTGATCCACATTGATCGCAATGGCCAGATTCATAAGTCTCCTTCTTTCTCTTTATAGATTTGTATGAAACGTGAAGATCTACAATTTTCGTAGAAAGATCATCGACAGTCTTTTGAGCGTCATCACGCTTCTGTACAGCATCATCTTTATCTTTCTCAAGATCTTCCTTTTCCTTTACAAGAGAAGTTATGGTTTCACGAAGATGATCGGATTCATTAATATTCGATCGGATATCTTGCTTTACGTGGTAGACAGACCTCTCGGAGATCAGTTCGGAAAGTCTTTCCTCATGTGTGGAAATCTCCGACTTTAATCGATCGATCTCCATCTGTAACTTTTCTGCTTCCTCCATTGCTTTCACTTTCCTTGCATATTCTCTATGCTTAGAATGTAAAGCGATCTTTGAAGATACCTCCGAAAGCTTCTTCTTTGATTCTTCAGATTCCTCTTCGAGCAAATCTTTATCTTCGTTCATCTTCAGTATCTCTTCCGATAATCGTCGTATATCTTCCTTGAGCTTCTCGTTCTTCCTCTTATTCTCATACGAGAGATGACGATGACGCTTGTTTTCGAGGTCAGAAATGGTCTCGTCGGTTTCCTTGATTTCCGCTTTCTTCTCCTCGATTTTCCCATTGAGTTCATCGATCTTTTCTCGAGAATCGCTATTTGCTTCAAGTTCTTCAATCTCTGCACGTAGATCATCACGAGTTTCTTCAAGAGATTGAAGCGAGAGAAGGTTGGTCTTATGGATTTCCGATTGAGACTTCAGAGAAAGTTTCAAGCTTTCCATCATGTCATTCAAGACATAGAAACCGAATATTCTGTCACGAATGTTCCGAGTATCTTTGGGGGACATTGACAGGAATGACTTGAAGTCGTTGACAGAGAGACTGAGGATGTTAGAGAAGATGTGATAGGGAATATCAACAACCTCCGATTTGATCATCTTCTTTGTATCTGGAATCTTCCCCCAGTCTTGTTCTATTCCGTTCTTGTAGACACGGATCGTGGACAGCTTTGTACGAGTGTATTCCGATTCGATCCTCCAGTCGTTTCCCTTCGATTCGATATCGATCGAGAGGAATCCGTTGCCGTTTATGTCGTTTGCGATACTGTCCATTGTGACACCATCTGCATCGAAATAAAGAGCTAACTTATGGAGCTTGATGAATGACGATTTCCCACAACCATTCTTCCCAAGGATCATGTTGAGAGAACCATCTCCAAGATTGTCATAATCGACGACCATCTTCTTGTTACCAAACGAGAAGATGTTCTGAAACTCTATCTTTTTAATTTTCATTGCTTATTCTTGATCTTCGGGCTTTGACTTTTCGGAGACTGAATCGTAGATCTTCTTGAGCGATTCCGAAATCTTGAGTTTTGATTTCTCAGACAAGGGAATCAGTGTTCCTTGGATAACGACTGAATCGATGCTTTCGATATAGTCATTGATGTAGCTAAAGATGTCGGATGACAGTTCTACGTTCGAGATGTCTTGGAGGTTATCTTCATCATCTTCCAAGTCAACATTTTCACCACCATCACCAATCTTCTGATTTTTGTCGAACACCTGCTTGTAGTCGATCTTCTTATAACCTTCAACAGATTGTGTGATCCGTGGTGTCTGGAATCTCATAATGGTGTCGTTAGGACATTGGATAACGACCTTGTTTCCTTTGACGAATTCCAAGGCTTCTGATCTCCTCATATCGAGGAACTTGAAGAGGTCTATTTTCACGTATCTCGAAGACACCTTGTTCTCGATCTTCTGAATCTTCCCAGTTTCTGTGTCAAGAATCACTATTTGTGGAACATTCCTCCATTCGTTAACTCTTGTGTGATAAGCACTTCCAACGTAGGTGATGTTTGCACTCTCTTGAGGTTTGTGGATGTGTCCCATAAAGACATGCTTGAACCGCTCAAACTCAGACATTGGGAGAGAATGAATCTCGGAAACTTCCTTACCCTCATAGTGGAAGCCAGAGATTTCGTCATGACCAAAGATGTAAGAAGAATCATCACAAAGATCGATTGCTTTCTTAAACAGTTCCTTATTCCCATAGTTAGGTAAGAGGAAAGCAGGTGTCCCAGATTCTGTGAGGATCTTCGTGATATTCGGGATGACATTCACTCTTGGGATCAAGGAAATCGACTTGTTATTGTTGATGTGACGGATGTCCTTATAAACAGTGTCGTGATTTCCAACAAGAACATAAACGTCGTTCTTTGACGCAAGTTTTAAGAAGATGTCGATGACGTTGTTGCCTGTAAGTGTTCCAACAGATGACTTATTATCAAAGACATCACCCATCTGAATGATCGACACATTCCCATCACACTTCTCGTTCATTCTATCGAGAAGTGGGAACAAGAACTCGTGAAAATATCTCACACTTTCATCGAGTTCGGATTGATCATTAGAAGCACGACCAAAGTGTAAATCGCCAATCAGTAGAAGATACCTTTTTAATCTGGTGGTGTCTATTGTTGTCAGATTTGTTGTTATATTTTCCATCACTTTTTGATTTTCTATCTTTCTTATAAATCGTGCCGTGTTGATGTGGCACGAAGAACCCATCAACACGGAACGTTAAAGCTTATAAAAACGATCTCTTGAGTTACCTGTGAGTGATGTATTTCACAAATCTCTGGGCTATATCATCAACAGTGGTAGATTCATCGACGGTTTCCATCACACTTTGATTTTCATCGTGGTACTTGCCGTAGATTGATGTGTCACACAATGCATAAAGAACGCCATCTGTCATAGTGCAGATCGTGTAGGTCTTTTCTGAACCTGCTTGGGAAATGTTACAATCGACATGGACAGATTTGCCTTCGTGTAGAGAGACAGACACACGAAGATCATCAAAGCGGATGTCTTCACGTGTCAATGATGAGCTTATAGAATCGTGAAAGAGACTAATGACCTCATGATTCAGATTCTTCAAGAGTTCTAAGATTTTCATCTGGAGAGTTGGTTTTGTTCATTTCTCTTATATGGATTGGGCTGTCGAGATTTCTCCCCGACAGCCCAATCAAAATGATTATGAAATCAGAGACGTTTTTAGATGTCTTCTGCTCTGTATGATTTCACATTTTCACATTGGAACTTAAAGCCAGTGATCTTATAGATTGCTTCCTGTGTGTTGTTCAGTTCCCATGCAGGTAGATTAGACTTAGGGAACATGATACCCACGTCGACATGGCGAATAAGTCTGCCGATCTTGTCAGTGACATCTATCGTACATTTCCCTGCATAGTCTTTCTTGAGTGATTGGAAACCAGTGTTAGGATCATAACAGAGACGAAGCCAATCCTGCAGGAGGTTGTAAGGATAAGGAACGTTCGTTTCGGAATCGACGTTTACTTCAAAGTCAAATGAAAGTTCGACCTTAGTATCAAGAATAGTACCAATGAACGATCTATCGTTATAGCGGAACTTCTGTGTGACAGTACCTGGTACCTTATCGAGATCAAGACCACCTACCTTCAGCATCTGTTCATGGAGAAGTTCAGCAGTACCGTACTTTTCTTTGAGAATGTCTGGAAGTATGATGTTTGCAGAGAACTTCGTAAGGAACAATGGTTCATCCAGCGAATTATTCACTCTACTCTTGGAGAAGTGATAATCTCTTGTATTGTTACTCATATTTTAATTCGTCTTTCTTTTAGATATTTTGCTTATTTAAGGTGGTATATTTGCCCGACGGAAACGTTTCTTTATTTTACATAAAGAAACGGAAAAATCATCATGAACCACCTAATAAAACCAATCTTTGAAAGTTGGAGATCAGATTTCACAAGGGTTATTGATTGTGGCTACGATGTTGATATCTATGACGAAATACTAGCAAGTGTTATTGATGGTGATATTATGCAACCATTAAACACAGGTGGTGAAAGTTTCGTTTGGAAGCATATCGACGGAGACAAGGTTGTCAAGAGCACATCCACAAGACTTCTTGGTGTATCTTGTGACTATGAGGTCAATGCTGACTTCTGGTGTAGATCTCTTAAAACTTATAATCAAGTTTTCCCCGAGAGTAAGATAACACCTATCGCTTTCTGCATAATCGAGAACGACAGTAGTTACTTCATGACAACTCAGAAGTTCATCGAAGGTGTTGATGCTACAGAAGAAGAGATAAGAAGAGATCTTCGAAAGAGAGGTTTTAGACCATGTAAAAACAAGGAAACTGGTTATTCTCGAAACATCTACTTTGATGGTTACTACCTAATCGATGATGTTCGAGAATCAAACGTGATAAAAAGTGGTGGTGAGTTTTACTACATTGATGTAGGTTGCTACATTGTGAACAATCCCGACAACTACGAGTTTATCGATTAGGTTTGAAAGACAAATANAAAGTTGTTACGCCCAATCTGTGTTCGGATTATTAATTTATCTTAAGATTTCTGATTCTCCAGTGACAGTATCCAAGATGAATGCTTCGTGTTGATTGGAATCTACAAAGTACAGGTTCTTACCATTCTCCATTTTCACATAGTTAGAATCAACATTTCGGAAATCAAAAGCGGTGTGACCAACAATCTGGTGATAATCTCCGTAAGGATTGGTCGACAGTGAGTTTGGTCGAATCCAGATCGGAGACTGATGAATGTTGTCGCCATATTGCGAAGTGGTTCGTTCATCTTTTCGGAATTCTACAATTCTCGGAGATTGCTTGAACACACCATTGATATCTTCGACACTTGCATCATCACCAATCATCTCCTTAAACCAAGTCTCGGAGACCCCAGCATGAGAGAAAAGATAACCGTCAGATTCATAGGAGAGAACCAAAGTTCCTCGATCTACAAGCTCATCAAGAGAACTTCCTGCAAGGACAAAAGTTGTGGTTGAAAATCCGCTGTATCTTCCCATACAGAACTTTGTATAATGGAAGTCATGATTTCCGATGAGGAGGATGACTTTCTCCTTTCCAAGAGATTCTCGAAGAGCGAGGATCTTCTTGAAGTTCTCGAAAGCCACCTGTGCAGAGACTTTTTTAAATGAATCGAAATAGTCCCCCATGAAAACGATCTTTTCCACACGGTCTTTGTTTTTTTGAATATGTTCAATCCAAAAGTCGCTTTCGTGAATGTCACCAATTATGAGAATCTTCATTTTTACCTAATCGTTGTTTATTGTAAATCTTTGTGCTTTATGCACCATCTGCACTCTCTTATAGCAGATAAACAACTAAACATTTCTTCCATAGAAAGTATGAAAAAATTGGAGACCGTAGGTTCTGTTGCTATATTCGACATAGAGAAATCACCAATGGAGATCGAATATGTCATGGAGAAAGTGGAAGGTGAGAACTCATCTTCTCTGCTTCTCAGAGATTATACGACATCTTCCGATGGGAAAAATTGGGACACGTGGAAAGCGTATAACAGAGATTCTCTTGTTGGAATCCGTGGAAAGTATATCAAAGTCAGATATGTCCTCGTGGAAAACTTCTTAGGAGTGAAGATAGAGGTTGATAAACCACTCATCAAGTACAAATCTCCACAGACGACTTTTATAGATCAAGGAGAATCGTTCCTGTTGTCTGGTGTGGATTCTCTTCAAGATTATGCTCGAATGTCGATAGGTCTTCAGAAACTGGAGATCGACATGAATTACTACATCCAGCAACATTCAGCGGTAAGTGTGAAGTATTGGCACACAAATCCAGATTTGAAGTCCAAAGATGAGTTCTTAAGAGAGTATTCTCTACACAATGTTGTGGCGATGAAGATCTTAAAAGTTGTCTTGAAGGACAACCAAATCCCAGAACCTAAGCATGAGTTCTCGCAATGGGGGATCGAGTTTGAGAAGTTGGAAGTCTACTTTGAGAAGACCTATTTCGAAGAAGTGTTCGGTGTCAGAGAAGAACCAAGAAAAATGGACTATCTTTACTTCTCGGAGATAAACAGAATGTACTACATCCAAGACGTTTATCTCAATCATGGGATAGGTGAACATGGAAGCTTCTATGTCTGCACAATTAAGAAGTACGAAGATATGACGAATGTTGACAAAAGAGATGAGGATCTCGAATTCTTAAAAGAACACGTGAAAATAGACGACTATTCAGATGAACAATTGGACGAAATGGAAGACATGCAGAACACAAAGCAAAATCTGGACAACGTAGGGGTTGATGATCTTCTGCATGAAGAGTTTGATCCAAGTCTCGTCAAATCTGAAAGATGCGACTATGATAACAACGGAAACTCACTCGGGAAATTCATCTACGATATGTCAATAGGGGAAACTGGAAAAACAGCTATCAAGTATTCTCAGAGAGTTTCTTCAAAGCAGGGATTGTCGTTTATGTTTTGGATAGAACTCTTGGACGACAGTCTTTCGAAAGTGATGACAGTAGATGGAAAGCCATTCTCAATTTCCATTTCTACAAAGAACATCGTTGTAAGTGGTGAACACTCTTTATCTTTGGATATCGACCTACAGAAGAGAAAGTTCTATTGTGTTGTTATAGGAATCAACAATGAACACCACTTTATGAGGTTCAATGTTTATTCAGTAAATGATGGAGATTCAACAATTCTCAAGAGTGTCTTCCAACATACTGAACCAATGGAGAAGGTTATGAAACTTCTGTACAGAGAAAGATCATCTGTTTTGGAGATTGATGGACAAGTCGCACTAATCACTGGGAAATACGCTATTCGACAGATCCGTGTCACAAATCAAGAAGTCGATGAGATTTACCATTCTTACATCATGTCGAAGCAGATTGTAAAGACACCTTCGAAGTTCTTCATAATCGATGATTGTCGTGATCCTCTGAACTTGGATAAGAAATCAAGATCACTTTTCAGAGAAATCAACGAAAGTTTCCTTAAAAGAAGGACTATTCATTAAAGAAAAGACCTACAAATCGAAAGGATGTGGGGAGAAGATGCTCAAAACTTCTCCCCACATCTGTCTTTAAACATTGACTTTCCAGTCACATTCTGAAATTGGCTGGAAATATGTTATTAAACTATCACATTAAAGGAAGGTACTTTCCTTGTCCTCGAAATAACTCAAGAATATGAAAATAGCGGAAAGTGGGTCAGAGTGCAAGGAAAGTACTTTCCTGTAATCAGAAGAGGTATTCTCGGGGATTATGGACTCTCGTCTGAAGACAATGGTTATTCCCAAGGATCATGAGAAGACTATCGAAAGACTATGACAATGATGACTGACTATGGGAGACTATGGGAGACAATCAAGGATCATCAATGACAATGGAAGACAATTAATGATTATCAGACGATTTACCAGAAAATCACTTCCAGTTGTTAATCAAGACGAGGTATTTTTCTTGTCCTCGGAACTATTCAAGAATATGAAAATAGCGGAAAGTGGGTCAGAGTGCAAGGAAAGTACCAAGGAAAGCCAAGGAGAGTATTTCTGTGGAATGATGGATTTCTGTCGGAAGACAATGGGTGATTATCGACCATTTTCGAAGATCATCAGAAGACTTTGAAAGACAATGAATGATTGTTGATGATTATCGATGATTGTTAAAGACTATGACTAACAATGGCTGATCATCAAAGGACAATAGACAACCATCAGAAGACTATTAAAAGACAATGATTGATAATGATCGGATTAAAGAGAGGTACTTTCCTTGTCCTCGAAGATATTCAAGAATATGAAAATAGCGGAAACTATACTCAAGCTCAAGGAAAGTACCTTCCTGTAATCAGGAGACATATTCTGTGAGACTATGGGTTTTTGTCGTGAGACAATGGCTATTATCGATCATTTTCCAAGGATTGTGGAAAGACTTTGAAGACTTTGAAAGTCTAAAGATTAATCATTGAAACACAAAGGCTGATAATGAACGATTATCAAAGACAATGAAAAACAATGACTGATCATCAATGATTCTTTGAAGACTTTGAAAATTTAATGATTGATCTTCGAAATACAAAGAATCGATATCAGTCCACAAAGTAGAGACTTTTTATACAAAGATTGAAAGATTGATTAATAGAAGATGACTTTCTCGTCTGAATCATAGATTTCCGCCCCTTTAGTAATAATCGTTTTGAAGACAAAAGATAATCACTAAATGGTTCTATTGTGAAGAGGAAAGTTGGAAATCAAAGTCAGTCTCTTTTTAATCCAAGAATAGACCAGAACAATTGAAGAGATAGTGATTATTGATTCCACAGTATTTATGATTCCCAGAAAGACTACGATTCTTCAAAGACAATAACTTTCATTCAAAGAGAGATTGAAATTGAAAGATAATCATCCAAAGATTAAAGGATCATTGAAAGATTATGACTGATTTTGAATGGGAAGTTGAAAATTGAAGGATTCTTGGATTGATAATCAGATTAATCTTCGAAAGTCGACACACCGTGCGCATATACACGAAACTTTAAAAAACTCGCGTATTCCCGTGTATACTCGTATACGCATGCGTTATTTTTTTAAATTTTTATCGTAAATAC